CCGCACGGTGCGCGTCATGGGCCAGCGGTTCGTGCTCGACACCGAAGCGCAGGCCCGGGAAGTTCAGGCCATCTACGACCGCTTCCTGCCGACCTTGCCCCGTGCGCCCCGGCCACCCGCCAATCTGGACCTCAGCGCCTTTGCCAGGCCGAACGCTTCCGCCAAGCCCGATGAGGGCGAAGCCTTCCTCAACCAGTTACGCACCCGGCTCCTGCGCACCCAGGAAGGCGAAGCGACCGAGCTGCGTGCGCGTGCCTTGCAGATCGAGGCCAAGGGCTACCAGGGGGTGGCGGCGCAAGCCGAGCAGTACATCCAGGTGCTCGAAGCCATCGAGCGGCAGAAAGCCGCCAACCAGGCCTTCGATGCGTATGAAAAAGAAGAAGCGGCCGCCCGCAAGATCACCGAAGGGCTGATCGGCGGCAACCGTCAGCGCATCGAGGCCTTGCAGCTGCAGCGCGAGATGCTGGATCTGTCGGCGAGCGAACGTGCCGTCCTGCAAGCCCGCACCGAACTCGAAAAATCCGCCACCGCCGCGCGCAAGGAAGCCAGTCAGATCCAGGACGCCGATCTGCGTGCCCAGACCATCGAGGCCATCAACGACGCCCTGGCGCGTCAGCTGCCTATCGTGGAGAACCTCACTCGGGCCAACGCCGAGTACCAGCGCAGCACCGAGTTCGGGGCCAAGGCGGCCTTGCGCACCTATATCGAGGATGCCACCAACGCCGCCAAGCAGGCCGAACGCGCGGTGACCGGTGCCTTCAAATCCATGGAGGACGCGCTCACCCAGTTTGTGATGACCGGCAAGCTGGACTTCAACAGCCTGGCCAACTCCATCATCAGTGACCTGATCCGCATCCAGATCCAGCGCGCGATCACCTTGCCGCTGGCGAACTTTGCGATGAGCCTGTTTGCGCCGGCGGCCAGTGCCGCGTTGCCCCTGGGCTCGGGTGACCTGATGGGCGTGAACGCCAATATCGCGCACAGCGGTGGTCTCTTGGGTGCCGATGGCCTGCCATCGCGTCAGGTCAGTGCCACCCTGTTTGCCGGTGCGCGCCGCTTCCACACCGGCGGCCTGGTGTCGGGCGAAGTGCCCATCATCGCGCGCCAGGGGGAGGCGGTGTTCACGCCGGGGCAATTGCGGGCACTGGGTGGGGCCGTTGCCACCAAACCCCAGGTGAATGTGGAAGTGAACGTGATCAACCGCGCCAGTGGGGTGGAGACCCGCGTCGAGCAGCAACAGCAGCCCGATGGCAGCACGCGGCTCGATGTCATTGTCGAGCAAATGGAAGCGCGCATGGCCCGGTCGATCTCGCAGGGGTCCGGCCTGGCGCCGACGCTGGAGCGGCGCTACGGGCTGAACCCGGCTGCAGGAGCCATGCGATGAGGAGGTGTGGATGAACATCACCTGGCCCAACACGCTGCCGCTGCCCTCGGTCGAAGGCTATGGCCTCACGCCGCAAGAAGCCGTGCTGCGCACCGACATGGAATCCGGCCCGGCACGCCAGCGTCGCCGCTTTCGGCAAACGCCCACGCGCATCACCGTGCGCTGGCTGTTCAGCGAGTTCGAGTTTGCCCTGTTCGAGGCTTGGTACAAGTACCACGCCGATGAGGGCGGGCAGTGGTTCGAAATCACCTTGCTCGGCGGACTGGGCCTTTTGCCCCACGAAGCCCGTTTCACCCGCCAGTTTGAAGCCCAGCTGCGTTCTGCCCGGCGCTGGGACGTCAAGGGCGAGCTGGAAATCCGCGAGCGGCCCACGCTCGACGAGGGCGCGCTCAACCTGATGCTGGAGCTCTCCGCCGACGACCTCTTTGCCATGGGCAGCGAGCTGCACCAACTGGTGCACGGCACTCTGCCAGTTCGCTGGCCGGCCTAGCAATACCTGATTCATCCATTCATCGCATACACGGAACAACTTCTATGAGTCTGCAAACCGATCTGCATCAAGCGGTCGCGCAGGTCACGGCCGACAGTGCCTTGTTGCACACCATCGTGCACGGCACCACCGCGCAGACCGTGACCACCGAGGGTGGTGCGGTTGCGACGGTGGCCAAGCTGCTGGCGGACGCCGATGCCCGCATCAACCTGGCGGCCGACGGCCTGCTGGCCCAGAGCCAGGCCGCCGCGCAAGACGCGCTCACCTCGGCCGAACTCGCCGCCAGCGAAGCCGACCGTGCCCAAGCATCGGCCGACCAAGGCGTGGCGGACACCACCGCCGTGCTCCATCAGGTGCAGTCCAGCGGCAACCAGATCCTGGTGGACGCTGAAGCCGTGCTGCAGCAGGTCATCGCCCGGGTGCTCGCAGTGGGACTGCCGGACTCCTTGATTGGCGCACGCGGGATGCTGCTGAAGGTCAAGGTCGATGAATCCGGCTACGAGCTGGTCCACACCGCGGCTTTGCCTCGCTTCTATGGTTTCGCGCTTTCCAGCGACGGATCTGAACTGCTGGTGACGGAGGGACGAGATGCCAACTTCAATGCGCAAGACTTCCTGGCTTGGACTCTGGCCGAAGGGGTGACCTTTGCCCTCCATCAAAACGCCCTGGAGGTGCAACTGTGAACCTGGATATATCGGCGCTGGGCTACCGCTGGTGCGGCCTCTACTCGCCCTACCTGGGCTATCGGGATGGGGATGTGGTCTTCAAGGAAGGTGGCGCCTGGGTGATGCGCCACGGCCAGCCGCAGCCCTTTGCGCTGGGCCAGCAGGATGCAACCCTCAAAGGCCACTTGCTCACCGGAGGGGTGTCGGTGGGTGGCATCGGCAGCATGGTGCTGCACGCGAATGGCGCCAATGGGGTGGACAGTGTGGAATTCCGCTTCATGGCCGATCGCAACGGCACGGTGGCCACGGCGCTCATGAACACCGACCGCGCAGCGGCGGACTACCACAGTGCCAACTTCTTCATGGCCGCGCTCATGAATGACGGCTCGGTGCGCGCCTGGGGCCGTGCGCTCACTGGGCAGCAAGGCACCGGCAGCACGGGCGATATCAGTCGCACCTTCCCGGCGCGGGTGGCGTTTCCCCCGGGTACGCCGCGCATCGCGTCCATCACCTGCATGTGGGACGAGACCTTCTTCATCGATGCCAGCGGCGGCCTGTGGCACGCCGGAGCCAACAGCGATGGGGGCTCGCCCACGGCCACCGCCAATCCGGTGCCCCGACGGGTCAATGGCGTCGGTCAGTTGCCCGCCAACGCGGTGGTCAAACGCGTCTTCACGGGGCACGACTGGTACGGCTATCGCATGTTCGTGTGCCTGGACGATGCCGGTCGCGTCTATGTCTGGGGCAACAACCGCTACGGCAGCCTGGGACTCGGGCACAGCACCAATGTGTCCACACCCACCCTGGTGCCCTTCACGGCCGACACCCCAATCCGGGAGGTGTTTCTGTCCGGGGGCTTTCATGCGGCCAGTTACCTGGTGGACACCCAGGGCAAGCTGTGGGTGGCCGGCGAAGCGAACGCCTGTGGCTATGGCAGCGACCAAGCCACCCACCGCCTCCTCATGCCCTGGGGCACGGAGAAGCGCGTCAAAAAAGTCTTCTGCTCCGAGTCCGATGGACATTGGGTGGCCGGCGCCCAGTACTACCGCGCCTACGGCGTGGTGCTCGAAGACGGATCGCTCTACCGCTGGGGGCATGACAGCGGCCAGGTCGGCGGCAGCTGGGGCACGGGGTTCACGGGCGACATCTGGACCGGGCACGCGTTGTTTCCGTACAAGGTGCTCGATGGGGTGGTCGATGCCTACGCCATCGCCGGCGGTTACGGCAGGACGCTCGCGCTCATGCAGGACGGCACGGTGCGCCACACCGGATACAACGGCTACAGCATCGGTGGCGGCAGCGACCGCACCACCTGGGCCACCATCGGCGGCGAGTTCCTCACGCAAGTCACCAAGTTGCGCGTGTATGGCAGCAGCTACGGGTCATCGGCCATGGCGCTGCGATCCGACGGCAAGGCCGTGGGCTGGGGCATGGGCGCGGCCGGGCAGTGTGGAAACGGCTATGCGGACACTTCCAACGCGCCGTCACGCTTCGTGCTGATCGACCGGCCTATCGTGGACTTCTCCCGCTCCGGGACCATGGGCTGCGGCGAGGGTGGCGAGTACCACAACGGCGCTTACCACTTCCTCACGGTCGACGGCCAGGTCATGAGCACCGGCAACGGCAGCCATGCGCAGACGGGTGATGACGACCACGACCACCGCTACGCCCCGTCGCCCATCCTGTTCTAACCCCCCGCTTCAATCTCCACTCTTCAAGGACTGTTCATGGGAACCGTTTCTCTGGGCAAGATTGCCTTTACCTGGCGCGGCGCGTATGACGCTAGCGCCACC